AGTACCAGAAGAGTACGAAAAGTAAAGCGTTTACGCAGACATTTTCGTATTAAAACGCAAAAATAGAAACAACGTTAGGTCATACGTGCTCTCACATCGGATAACGACCCCTAGGATGTAAAGGATAAATATGGAAACAGCACAAGCTAATGCTGAAGCCTTTGCGGCTGAAGCAGGGACAGTTCCAGTCGTAGCTGAGTCGTCAAGCAACCCTGTTGTCGCTGACGCACCTACTACTAAGGCAACTTCCAAGTTTTATACGGAAGATGATTTGGCTAGAGTTCGTAGCCAAGAAAAGGAAAAACTCTACCCTCAGATTGATAAGCTGAAGGAAGAACTAGACACTATTAAGAAAGAACGTGACGCAGAACTTGCTGCACGTGCTGCTGAAGCAGAAGCAAAAGCAAAAGCTCAGCAAGAAGCTCTTGAAAGTGACATGGATGTTCGTTCTTTGCTTAAGCAAAAAGAGTCAGAGTGGCAGGAGCAGTTGGAGCGTGAGCGCCAAGAGCGTGAACGTGCCTTTGCTCTTCTGGAACGCGAAAAGTCTTTTGCTGACCTCCAGAACTACCGTGCACAACGTGTAGATGCGGAACGCGAAGCTATTATTCCTGAACTCATTGACCTCATTAGCGGAAATAGTCGCGAAGAGATTGATGCATCAGTAGAAGGATTAAAAGAGCGTTCAGCAAGAATTCTTGAATCTGCGCAGTCAGCTATGCAGAACGCAAGGAGAGAAATGACGGGGACAAGGGTAACTACCCCGCCAGCTGGACCACTGGACACACAATCGGACCAAAGAAACTTTACGGCTGAAGATATTCAGTCAATGTCGATGAACGAATACGCAAAATACAGAGAACGTATCATGAGCGACACCGCACGTGGTAAGTCTCGCGGATTGTTCGGTTAGACCCAATAAATCCAAAACCAAACTAATAAGGAGTCACAAGTAAATGGCATCTGGTATTACGGGTACTGGCAACCTTGCCGCAGCCCCTACAGCATACTCAGGTACTAACACCCAGCTGACTCAGGCGATTCAGACAATCTGGTCCAAGGAAATCTTGTTCCAGGCAATGCCTATCCTTCGCTTTGAGCAGTTCGCAGTCAAGAAGACTGAACTTGGTGTTGCACCTGGTTTACAGATTAATTTCCTACGCTACAACAACCTCGGCTTTGCAAACAGCCTAGTTGAAGGTGTTCGTATGCAGACAAACGCATTGACTGCACAGCAGTTCTCAATCACAGTAACCGAGCATGGTTATGCTCTTGCTGTGTCAGAACTTCTTCTCAATGCTTCATTTGACGACGTAATGGCATCTGCTTCACGTCTACTAGGTCGTAACATGGCTATCTATCTAGACCAGCTATCACGCGACACCCTCTACGCTGCAACCTCAACCATTTATGGTGAGAGCCGCGCTAACCTTTCAGCTGTTAACAACTGGTACGCATATGGCGATACTGCTGCTAACCGTGCTGCAATGACTGGCGCTTTCTACTTGACACCACACACTGTCAAGGATGCAGTTGAGAGCCTATCAACCAAGAACATCCCACGCCTCGGCGAAACATACGTTGCGTTTGTTCACCCACACCAGAGCCGTAGCCTACGCGATAACCCAGAGTTTATCGAAGTTACCAAGTACGCTGCTCCAGGTAACTTTATGCTTGGTGAAATCGGTCGTTTGTACGATTGCGTATTCATCGAAACCACACAGGTTCTTAAGGTTGCTGGTGGCGCTGGTACTAACTACACCGCTGATACAACTGTTGCTAACCCAACAGTAACTCCTGGTGGAGGTTACATCACACCTGCTACAAAGCCGCGATGGCGGTATTCTTGACTTCGGTCGTGAGCATGCTCTTGCTTGGTACTCAATCTTCGGTCTTGGTCTAATCACTGACCAGTCTGTAATTATTGCAGAAACCAACTAATTAAGTAGGGGGCGGGCCTAAAAATCCGCCCCCACTTTTCCCCCATCGAGCTATTAATTAGGAGAATATAAATGGCAAGTAAAGTAAAACCAACAGATGTTACTGGACGTAGTCGCGAAAAGTTAGCAGCGGATAATGCTGAAGCTCTAGTTGCTCGCGCACAGGAAATGTCCATGGCTACTGCCGAAGCACAGATTAAACTGGAAACAGAAGTAGTTGACGCTACTGTTCCTAACAGACCAACTGTTATTGTTGATGACCCAACTGTCATTGATAAGAGTGATGAGTCAGTCGTTATTCGTGTTGTTGAAGACATTGAATCTATGACTCTTGGAGCAGGAAACTACTACAGCTTTAAAGCTGGACAAAAATATAAAGTGTCTCGTCAAGTTGCTCAGCACCTTGAAGAAAAAGGCTATCTAGCTGGAGTAATCTAAGCTAGGAACTTACACTTAATTCGGCGGAGCGGCGGACAGCAATGTCCGCTTCTTCGTTAGTCAGATGTAGTAAAGGAGTGAATTAAGTGGCTTTAATGTCCGACCTAGTGTCGAGAGTTCGTCTTGAACTAGGAGACCTTCCTAAAGAATTTAATTTTGTTACCACCGCTGATGGTAATACTAAAGATTTTTATTTAAACGCAAAACCTGTAGAGCCATATACCCTCTACGTAACTGTACTTGACTGTGCGGTTCCAGCCCCTTCTGGTTATAAATTAGAAAAAGACCAGGGCATATTACATTTTAGAGAACCACTTGATTCTGGTAATGTACTCAACGTCCACGGTGTTAGCTACCGTTATTTTACAGACTCTGACATTGAGCGTTTTATTAACACTGCAATAGACCAGCACACTCACGAGCGCACCGACAAATACGGAACTCGTGTAACAATTAAAAGCATTGAACCTGTAGAAGAGTATCCAATTGCTATTCTTGCAGTTATTGAAGCTCTATGGGCTTTATCAACTGATGCAGCTTTTGATATCAATATTATGGCTCCAGACGGAGTAATGATTCCTCGTTCTCAAAGATATGAACAATTAACTAATATGGTTAATCAACGCTGGGAGCAATACAAGCAACTATGCGCTGCCCTTAATATAGGGTTGTGGCGTATACAGATTGGAACCCTACGCCGCACAAGTCGTCGTACTAACAAACTTGTTCCTATCTATATTGGCCAAGAAATTGACGATAGTAGAAAACCAGAGAGAGTTTGGCTTCCAAACGACGTCCTTGGCTACACACCTCCCCCAACTACCGCTGAGGTATATGACATTGTTATGTACCAGGGAGACTACTACGAGCAGATTATTGACTTCGCTTTTGATGTTACTGGGCTTGATTGGAAAGCTGAAATACGTACTTATCCAAATTCACCAGCTAGATATGCCACCTTTGATGTTACAATTCTAAATGCGGCACAAGGAAGAATTAAGATATCGTTAAATAGCGATAAAACTAAGTACCTTCCTGTTCGTGCGTTTTGGGATTTACAAGCAACCAGGTCAAATGACCCAACCTGGGAGCACACATACTTAAAGGGTCAGGTATTTGTAACTCAACAGGTAACGGTGGATTAGAGTGTCAGAAGAGATTATTGTTGTAGGGCCAGATAACAGCGCTTGGTATCCAACCGCTACTGGTCCAACTTCTCCTGCACCAACAGGTGGCACAGGCCCAACTGGTCCTACTGGACCAACTGGTAGAACAGGTGCAACAGGTCCGACTGGTGCTACAGGTTTATCTGGTGTTTCTGTAACAGGTCCACAAGGACCTACAGGTGCTATGGGACCAACAGGTCCAACAGGTATTGCTGGTTCTCCTGGTCCTACTGGTGCTACTGGACCACAAGGTTTTTCTGGTATTCAAGGTGCTACTGGTCCAACAGGCCCTTCTGGACAAGTAATCACTATTCGCGGTGAGTATCCAACACTTAATGATTTAACAACCGCTCATCCAACTGGTCAACCAGGTGACGCATATCTTCTTGCCAACGGCAATTTAATTATTTGGAATCCAACCCTAAATGGAACTGGTGGTTGGCAGAACGTAGGTAACCTAGAAGGACCAACTGGTCCTGCTGGTGTTACTGGTCCTACTGGTCCACGTGGTCAACAGGGTGTACAAGGTCCTGTTGGTAATCCTGGTTTAACTGGTGAGACAGGTCCTACTGGACCACAAGGCCCAACTGGTCCTCAAGGTGCACGTGGTGAAACTGGTCCTATTGGTCCTACTGGTGTTGCTGGTCTTGTAGGTCCTACTGGTGCAACAGGTCCTCAAGGTTTATCAATTACTGGTCCAACAGGTCCACAAGGTAAAGCGCTTACACTTCTTGGAAGTTTTGCCGATATCAATGCTTTGAATCTTGCGTACCCACAAATTTCTCGTCAAACTGGTGACACAGCGTTTATTGGAACAACGTTTTTTTATTGGACAGAGGGAAGCGGATGGGTTGCTTCATCTAATCTAATTGGACCTACTGGTCCTACTGGAGCTGTTGGTCCAACAGGTGCAGCATCAAACGTAACAGGTCCTACAGGTTTAACAGGTGCAACTGGTGCCCAAGGTCCACTTGGTCCTACAGGTCCTCAAGGAAATGTTGGTGCCACTGGTCCTACAGGAGCAGCATCTACTGTTCCTGGCCCAACAGGTCCAACAGGAACTACACGCCCTGTAACAAGTGTTGCTTTTACTAACCAAGGTGTTTGGAGCTCTTTAGCAACTTACGTTCTTAATGATGGAGTTTCTTACAATTCTGAAACTTGGGTTTTAACAAACGTTGCGCAGTTTACTGTTGGAACAGTTCCAAATGCTGACGGTAGCGGTTGGGCACTTTATGTTAAAGGTGACAGAGGTGCAACTGGTCCGCAAGGTTCTGCAGGTTTGCCAGGTGCTATTGGTCCTACAGGTGCTCAAGGTCCGCAAGGTATTCAAGGCCCTACAGGTCCACAAGGTACCGCAGGTACTCCAGGTTCAGTTGGTACTGCGGGTGCAACAGGTCCTACAGGTCCTGCTGGTGCCTCTATTTACATTCTTGGTTCTTATCCAGATTACGCATCATTAGCAGCGGCTCAACCACTTGGTGGAGTTGGCGATGGTTACTTAGTAAACGGTGTTTTATTTATATGGGGCGGTTCACAATGGGTTAGCGCTGGTGCTATTCAAGGACCAACTGGTCAACAAGGTCCACAAGGTATTCAAGGTGCAACAGGACCACAAGGTGATACTGGCCCACAAGGACCTCAAGGTATTCAAGGCATTCAAGGACCAATTGGTCCTACAGGATTAACTGGCGCAACTGGTGCGCAAGGAACACAAGGTATTCAAGGTATACAGGGTGTAACAGGTCCAACTGGTCCTCAAGGACCACAAGGTGTTACTGGTCCAACTGGTATTCAAGGACGCGGTCTTGCAATCCTTGGTTCATTTGATACTTTTGCACAGTTAACTGCAACAATCACAAGTCCAGTACTTGGTGATGGATATTTAATTCAAGGTCAGTTATATGTTTGGCAAGGTTCTGCATGGATTAACGCAGGATTTGTTCAAGGACCAACAGGACCTACAGGTCTTACAGGTGCACAAGGACCAACTGGTGCAACAGGCGCTGCATCTACAGTTCCTGGACCTACAGGTGCAACTGGTCCTACACCATTTACTGTTATTGGAACATGGCAATCTGGTATTTCTTACACACCAGGTCAAGCGGTTTTTTATGACACCCCAACATTAAAGGGAACCTATCTACGCAGAAATAATGCATCTACAGCTGGAATTACTCCGCTAGATGACCCAGCAGGTTGGCAAGTAATTGTTGCCGCAACTATTGGACCAACTGGAGCTACAGGTCCACAAGGTTTAACTGGTTTACAAGGTCCTACAGGTCAACAAGGACCGCAAGGTGTAACAGGTCCGACAGGAAGTCAGGGTTTACTAGGTCCAACAGGCCCTACAGGCACTACACTACTTAATGTAGATGGTGGCGGCCCTGCAACTAATTATGGAGGAGTCATCACTATTAACGGTGGAGGAGTTGACGGTAACTAATGGCAATTAAATTACAATTACGTCGTGGAACTGCAGCTGAGTGGTCTTCAACTAACCCTCTACTTTCAGAAGGTGAACTCGGTCTTGAACTTGACACTGGAAAGTTTAAGGTTGGTAATGGAACTCAAAACTGGAATGCGTTAGTATATGCATCTGGTATTCAAGGACCTACAGGACCACAGGGACCAGCTGGCGCTAACGGCGTTGCTGGTGCAAACGGTGCTGCAGGACCTCAAGGTCCAACAGGACTTCGCGGACCAACAGGTGCTCAAGGACCTGCTGGAGACGGAGGAGTTGGACAACTACTAGCTATGGATGCGCAGTTAGAACTTGGAATTTTCTTTCCGCGTTATTCACAGACTCGTACAACTACCGTTGTTCAAACCGTTATTCCACCGATTACGTTAATTTAGGAAGGTATTAATTAATGGCACGTAATATTGCGCCCGAAGATTATGTCTTTAATCCAACAACAAAGACAATCACCATTGAGCGTTACATCAAGAAAATTCACATCTTCCTTATTGTTAACGCAACAACTAACCAGATTCTTTTTAACTTTTCTGACCCAAACCTTAAAGCAACAGTAAGTTACATTTATCCTGATGTAAGCGTTTCTAATCCTTTTGGAAATACAGACTACAAAACTATTATTCAGCTAGACCCTTCCCTTAACACAACGGGGATGCTGTCAACAGACACTCTTCAAGTTGTTGTTGACGACGAAAATCAAAAAATTACCTTTGATGATACCTTTATTGACGGCGCTCAAAAACTTCGTACTTCAACTCCACAGTCTCTTATGGATACTGACTTTGAGTACTCAGTACAGCCATCTAAGTGGGAAGCTCTTTTCCTACATAACAACTACCCGTCATTTTTTGCAAAAGGCACTGGCGGTAACTCTCTTGATATTGTTTCAATGGTTGGAAATGGAGTTCGTCCACGTTCCACTATTACAGTGACCACTCTTCTCCCACACGGACTTGTTCCTGGACAGGTAGTGTCAGTCCAAGAAACACTTAACTATCTTGCAGAAGGTACTTCTTTAATTACATCTGCGCCAACACCAGAAACTTTTACCTACACCGCTCGCGGCGTTGTAGCAGGGGACATTCTTTCTGGAACCCTTACAAGCGTTTACGGTGGAGATATATTTGATGGTGCCCACATTCCTGGAGGAAACTTTCCTATTGGCGGTGTCTCAACTCTAAATACTTTCCGTGCGACAACCGATGGTGCTTCGCCTATATCAAAGGTGACTGTAACATTTAATAATCCGCACGGAGTTTATCCAGGCGCCCTTATTGTTGTATCTGGTACTCAGAGTTTTGACGGTAACTGGTCAGTAAGCGAAGTGCCAACAACTACAACTTTATCTTTCCAACTTGACCGTCAACAATCAGCAATCTCTGTTCCATCAACAGCTATTATTTTAACTAAAGGCGACGGTTATATTGTTCACAGACCGTTTGATGGCGGTGTATCTTTAACAACTGGTACCAATACAATGGGTAACCAAGTTATTCGTCAGACTCGACGTTACTTCCGTTACCAGTCTGGTAAAGGACTTCAGTTCTCAACAGGTGCTCAATTAACTCCTGTTTTTGACGTAGAACAGATGTACCTAAACGGAGGTTCAGTAGGTCCAGCAATTGTTACAGTAAAAACTGTACAAGACCACGGTTTGCAAGCTGGTGTAGGAATTCAAGTTGAGGGTGTAATAACTCGTGGACACTACAACCCATTTAATGGTGAAAACTTTGTTGTTACTCAGATTATTGATGTAAACACCTTTACTTATGCAGTTAATCTAACTCAAACAGTTCCTCTTGTTGACCAAAATCCAGCTGGTATTAACGTATACGTTCACGCTCGTACCTGGTACGGAGCTGTTACACGTACAGGTATGTTTGATGACCAAAACGGCTTTTACTTTGAATATGACGGAACTAAAATGTATGTTGGTCGTCGCCACTCAGAAAAAGAAGGTATTGGTCGCGTTAACGTTACTCAAAACTCTTCTTTCGTAGAAGGTCTTTCTACTCAATTTAGAAAACAGCTTGTAGTAGGTCAGTCAATTGTTATTAAGGGTGCTGTCTATAAAGTTGTTCAAATTAACTCTGCAACATCTCTGAATATTGCACCTGCCTATAAAGGTGTAAGTGGACGTCGCACAAGATTTATGATTGTTCAAAATGAGCGTGTTCCGCAAGAAGAGTGGAATATTGACCGTTTTGATGGAACAGGTCCTTCTGGTTACAAGCTAGATGTTGGTCGTATGCAGATGGTCTTCATTGACTATACATGGTATGGTGCTGGAACCATTCGTTGGGGAATGCGTGGCGTAAACGGAAAAGTTTTCTGGTGTCACAGACTTCCAATGAACAACGTTAACAACGCTGCTTACCAGCGTTCAGGTAACCTACCTGCTCGTTACGAGGTCTCTAATGACCCTAACTACTTCTCACGTATGTTAGCTGGAGGGGCTGCGGGAACACTTGGGTCACAGCTTGGTCCAGATGACACAGTAATTTGGGTTGAAAACACCAAGGACTGGCCACCAGCTGGTTACATCTATGTGCGTGACAACCAAAACTGCGAAATTATGCGCTACTCGTCAGTAGGTGCATATGACCCTGCTAAGTACGCTGCACCAATTTATATTGCTGAGCGTCGCGCATCTATTACCCAGATTTACCCAGACATTCCATTTACATTCTCTGGAACAAAGACTCGCGTAACATTTACGCCCGACTCTTCGTTTACAGGTGTTGGTGGAGATGCTCAGGTTGCAGTTCAATCGATTACTCAGAACTGCGCACCAATTATCAGCCATTGGGGTTCATCAGTTATTATGGATGGTCAGTTTGATGATGACGTATCATTTATCTTTACTGGTGGTATGACTAAGCTTCTCAACGTAGCGGCTGGTGTTACCCGTCCGCTAGTAGCTGTTCGTTTGGCGCCGACTGTTGATAACGCTATTGCTCGTAACTATGGTATTCGAGAACTCACCAACCGTATGCAGTTGAAGATGAACTCAATTGGTTGTACCACTAACGGACAATTCCGTATTGATGGTGTTCTTAATCCAGCAAAAATTGAGTACACTAACTGGACTCCTGCACAGCTAACAACTACTCGTTCTTCTGTAACTGGTACTGCTTTGTTAAACTTTATTACCGTCAACGATGCAGCAGGTACAAACGGCTTAGTTCCAGGTATGCGTGTGTCAGGTACAGGTATTGGAACAGGTGCTACTATCGCCTCTGTATCAGCTAACCGCGTAACCCTATCCGTAGCTAACACAGGTGCTGTTTCTGGAACTATTACATTTGTTCCTAGAACTGGGTACATAGGTATCCCAGATGACTGGGCTCGTGACCAGGTAGGTTCAGGTTCTTTGGCTCAGATTATCTACTTTGATAACTCTGGTCCTGGAGCTGGTGGCGTCCAAGCAGCCTCTGGCCTAATTACAGGCGGTGACTCCGTAGCATCGTTCTACACCGAAAACGGTGGTGGTACTAACTACAACGTATCTAACTACGACCTAACTAAGATTCGCGACCTAGGTAACTCAATCCTCAGCGGAAACGGCAATGTATCTAGCCCATCGTTCCCTAATGGACCTGATATCCTGGTGTTGACCGCTACTAATATCGGTACAGCAGCCGCGAATATTTCAGCCCGTATCTCATGGACAGAGGCTCAGGCATAATGTCCAAGGTTTACTATGGCAAGGCATTTAAAAATGCTACACTTTTAATAACCTCGGAAGGTAGGTAATAACACATGCCCGATTACTCATCACTGTCTACGCAGATTACTGCGGTTAAGACAGAGATTACAGATAGTCTTGCGGCGAGCACATATACCGCACAGGACCTTGTGTTCGTATCCAAGGCGTTAGAAACCCTTGGTGCCCTACTAGGGGTTAATGATATAGTTGCTGCAACTGCTGACCGCGTTGCTGCAATTACCTCTGCTGGTACAACGCAGGTAACTGCTGTTAATTCGGCAGGTTCAACCCAAGTAACTGCGGTTAATAACGCAGGAAACAGTAAGTTAGCTGCTATTCAAGCGGAAGCTGCTGACTTAACCATTCTCAACTACATAGGAGTACTAGCATAATGCCAACTACAGTAACCCGTTTTAGAGCAGGTACTGCTGGAACTACTGATGGCTCTGCCTACTCAGTTCCTGCAAATAACACTGCAATTATTACAAACATCATTCTTTCAAATAAGACTGGTGCTACAAGAACTGTGACCATCACAACTGGTGGATTTTCTTTTTGCACAGGTCTTCAGGTTCCACCAAACGGAACCGTCAATTTCGATGCTCGCACAGTATTGAACGCTACGGAAACAATCACTGTTACTGCAGATGTTGCAGCCTCAGTTGACTTTTTGATTTCTGGCGTTTTGATTTCTTAACAACCAGGTAAAGGACAGGTATATAAATGGCTATTAGTTCAAGCAAAGAATTTATCGTATTCCCAAACGATAATTCTGGTCGCGTTTACGTAAAAGAGCAGGCCTTTACAGCCAGTGGTACCTGGACAGTTCCTGCTGGTGTAACAAGCGCTCAAGTCATCCTTGTTGGTGGCGGCGGTGGCGGCGGTGGCGGAAGCCAAAACGTCGCAGGTGGCGGTGGCGGTGGAGGACAAGTTATTGTTCGTAACATCGACGTCAACCCTCTACAGACCTACACAGTAACAATTGGTGCAGGTGGTCAAGGTGGTCTTGGAGCACTTACTGGTGCTGCAGATGAAACAAGCACACTTCCAGGTGGTAACGGTACTCCTACCTCATTTGGAACTATTACTGTTGCTAACCTTTTGACAAACACAGACTTCGATTACAACATTCTTGGTTGGGACCCAGACATTGTATTCCGTTCTGCAACTGGTATCTCAGGTCAGTCAGGTATTACTGTATATCCTAACGCTGCTGGTATCTCTGTTGGTCAGATTGTTTCTGGTAGCAACATTGCTGCTGGTGCTGTTGTATCAGCTATTACTGGAAACCAAGTCTCGCTATCAATTGCTAACACAGGTACTGTAAGCGCTATTATTCGTTTTGATAACGACACTGTTCGTCTACGTCCATCAAACATCTTCTTTAACAACATCTCTGGCGGCGGCGACGCAACTAACCCACAGACATCAAACACACCAGGTTCTCCATATTTCCAGAACCTATCTAACAACATTTTGATGCCTGAGCTTTCACAGCTAGAAGAAGCAGCACTTGTTACTAACAACAACATCCGTCAGTATGGTATTGCTCTTTCTACATTTACCATCACCAATGCTGGTGTTCCTACAAAACTTCCTGAAATGGCTGGTGGGTACGCAAAGCTTGCAACTGGTGTTTTGACAGCAACTACCCTTACCTTGAACAATACACTGAACGTGTATCCAGGTATGTTTATTGCTGGAACAGGTTTCCAGTCAGGTACAACAGTTTTGAGCGTAAACAGCAGCACATCTATTACAATCTCAGCTGCTCTTACCGCTAACTTAACTAACGGCGATTGCACAGTCTCTTACTCAGGTGCTACTGGAGCTAACGCACTTATCTGCGGTACCAGCTCATCTACAGCTTCTGGTAACCCAACATGGGTTCAGTTCTCAAACATGAACTCAACCACAACCTCTAACGGTACTCAGACTGTGGCTGGTTTCCAGGGTGTTCCTTACATTCCAGGCGCAACCTACACCATGTCCGCATACGTTTCTACAAACGTAAACATCAGCACCAACACACCAATCGCATTCCAGATTCGTTCAACTGGTACTTCTCGTAACGCGGTCTCTAACGTCTCTTACTCTGGCGGCTCTAACTCAGCAACCACTGATTCAATTGACGCAGGTACTTCTAACGGATTCTTCGTTCGTCAGGCAACCCCAGCAGCTTTGACTGGTTACGGCGGAAACTTTACAACTACAGGAAACGCCTCTAACGGCTCATCCTCTATTACAGTTGCTGATACAAGCGGTATTTTGCAAAGCATGTTGATTACTGGTTCTGGTATCCAGTCTGGTACAACTGTACAGTCTGTAGTAGGAAACGTTGTTACTCTTAGCCTTCCAACTAACGCTGCAATTACTAACGGCTCTGTATCCTTTAACTCTGGTCAGTCACAGGTTCTTGGTTCAAACGTAACTCCTGGTCAAACACCATGGCGCCGTATTTCAGCAACCTTTACAACACCTTCAATTTCTACAACGCTTGCTAACAGCGTCTACCCATTTGGCTCAACACCACAGTTTATTCACCCAGTAATCTTGCTACAGCAAGGTTCTGTAAACTACTGGTTTGACAACATCCAGCTTGAAGTTGGTAACACAACAACAACCTGGCGCCCACCTGTATACCGTGAAGGACAGGCTCTTGTTGCAATGTCTAACAACGCACAGGGCGGTAACCTTGAAACATCACACAGATTTGTACGCGCCGTGGCTGGTACTCAGTATTCAGGCTCTGCATTCTGTTTAGATATGGGTACAGCCAACCAGTACCGTCCAGTTCGTGGCTTTATCGAGTTCTTCGATAAAGACTATAACTCACTACTTCGTACAGATGGCAGCAACGTATTCCTACCAATCTCTGGTGCTTCTTCTCTTACACAGCAGATGCCAGCAGTTACTTATCCAGTACGCGTAGGCGTTACAGCTACTGCTCCTGCAGGAACTTTCTGGATGAAATTTGGTATCTACAAACTTAATGGAACACAATCAGCATCAGCTAACGCTATTGAGCTTGCTCTTATGGCTCCACAGCTAGAGGCTGCAGCAGTTCCATCTATCTACAAAGAAGTTGATGGAGTTAACTATGTATACGCTGGACAAGCTGGTGTCACACCAATTGTTACAGCAGCAACTGTAACCGCTGAAGGCGGTGGCGGTGGCGGTACCTACAACGCTAACACTCTTGTATGGCAGTATGGTCTAGAAGGTGGTAACAACGGCGGTCACGCTGCACGTAACTCACACACCACTATAACACTTGCTGGTGGTGGAGCTGGTGCAGGTTCTGCAGGCTTCAACGCTCTCTCATACATGCCAGCCTTTACTGGCGGTAACACTACTGGTGGTCTTAACATCACCTCTGGTACTGCACAGCAAACCTGGCCACTAAAAGGAAACTACGGCGGCTCTGCTTACTGGCAGACTGGTACAGGCTCAGCTAACATCCCAGGATGGGGCGGAGACGGCGGATTCGGTCTTGCAGTCAGCAGTATTAGCAGCGGCTCACCAATTGGTATTGACCTTGGTGGCGGCGGCGGTGGCGCTGGTTGGGTTGCTAACTCACAAAACTTAACATCACCTGGTCGTGGAAACGGCGGCGGTGGAAAGGGTGGCGGAACCTGGATTCTTAACCAGTCTGCTGCATCTTCTGATTACTACGCACGCGGTATGGACGGCATCGCTAACACTGGCGGTGGCGGCGGTGGCGGCGGTTCTAACTGGTCTAACGACCCAGCAACCTTTATTAACCACGCATCTGCTAACGTTGCGGTTAACTACGAAGCGCTATCAGCTGAGTACTTCAAGTGGACACCTATCTACAACGCAACAATCGTTATCTCAGCACAAGCTGGTTTCTACGGTTCAAACGTTCTACGCGTAACCATCCAAGATGTTGGTAATGCAAAGTTGACAACTGCTTGGCAGTCATTCCCAATTCTTCCACGCATCCCACTATTCTTCACTGGTGTGGCTGCACGTCTAACAACTGCTCCTGGCGGTGTAACAGCATCACAGTTCCCAGGTCTTGCAAAGCGTGTACGTCCAACAGTTCGTTGGAAGGATGATAGAAACCTTCTTATCCGCGAAGACCGCCCAGACTTCAACATCGTATTTGCTGGTGTTAACACCATCACTTACCTAGGTGCAGCTGGTGCAACTTCAGGTTCATGGTTGACACTAAACGCTCCAGACAACGCATCCTTCTTCGATGTATGCTGGGAGTTCTTATACTTTGACGCAGGCGATATCGTCGACGTTGACCTTGGTGGATGCCAGTATCAAGGCTATCGTGCTGAAGGTGGTAACGGCGCTGACGGTTATGCGCTTATCCGCTGGTTCGATAAAGCAGTCCTATAAGGAGTAACTAATGTCTAAAAAATTCGCACTGATTGATGGAACAGATGTAAATTCTGTAGCAGTAGCCAACTCCGAGGGTGACCTCGGAGTTATGGCTCAGCTATTTGAGGTTATTGATGTAACATCAGTAACCCCACAACCTTCAAAAGGTTGGACATATGAGGGTGGAATTTTCTATCCACCTAAGTTGTCTGAAGCTGCTAAGGCTATGTGGGATGGTCAAACCTTTAAAGACCCTAACATCATTGACGCCGAGGTTGTGGAAGAAGAAGCTCCTGCAATTGAAGCTCCTGCAGAATCTAGTAGAAAGAAGAAGTAAATGGCAATATCATCATCGCCTACGGTGTTGACCCAGTCTAACGACGCTTACATCAACGCTGGACATACTGGACGTTTGCAGACCTTCTCTGCCTCAACAGGTGCGGTAAGCATTAACGTTACTAATGGACCATTTGTCCGTATCACCAACCCAGTTGGTGCGGTAACTGTGACCTTTGTGGGTATCCCATCTGGTTATGGAAATCTATGGCAAGTTGAAGTTGCTAACCGCGGTGCAAACGCTGTGGCTTTCAACAACATTACTTGGGATGGCGGCTCTGCCCCAACCCTTGCTTCAGGTACTGGTAAGACTGTCCTTGAGTTTTACTCATGGGATGGTGGAACTAACATTTACGGACGCCTTAAGTTCGCAGACCTAGCTTAGTATAAATATAGATTAGCTCCCCGCCGTCCCCAGGGACTGGCGGGGCTTTTCTATTTAAAGGTACAATTAAAACATGAAGATAGCCGTTTACACGATTGCATTAAACGAGGAACAGTTTGTAGAGCGCTGGTATGAGTCTGCTAAAGACGCGGACTACCTAATGATTGCAGATACTGGCTCAGTAGACGACACTGTTAAAAAAGCAAAAGCCCTTGGAATTGTGTGCCACACAATTAGCGTAAGACCCTGGCGCTTTGATGATGCTCGCAACGCAGCATTGGCACTGTTACCTGATGATATTGATTATTGCATTTCTTTAGATATGGATGAGCTGTTAGCACCAGGGTGGCGCAAGGAGATGGAGAAAATTCCTAAAGGGGCTACCCGCATACGTTATGACTACACTTGGAATTTTAATGATGACGGCACTCCAGGATTAACATTTGGTGGAGACAAGATTCACTCACGTCATGGATACCGTTGGGTTCACCCAGTTCATGAATGTTTATATGTAGACAGGATGGAAGAAAAAGAGCACTGGACTAAACTAGGCCTGTGGCACAAAGCAGATAACAGCAAATCCCGTGGTCAATACCTTCCATTACTTAAACTGTCTATAGAAGAAGACCCACACAATGACCGAAACGCGTACTACTACGCACGTGAATTATTCTTTCATGGTCAATATGAAGAAGCTAAGAAACAATTTGAACGCCATCTAAGTTTGCCAAAAGCCATATGGAAAGCTGAAAGAGCTAGCTCCATGAGATACATTGCCAAGTGTTCTGAAGATGAGGCTGAAAAATTAAAGTGGTGGAAGCTATCTATACAGGAGTCTCCTGGAAAACGGGAAGGGTATGTAGAGATGGCAAATTATTATTACAACAAAGGAAGCTTTTCTGAGTGCCTGCATCTATGTAAGAAAGCACTTAATATTAAAGAACGAGACATGGACTACTTAAATGAGGCATTTGCCTGGGGCTCACTTCCATATGATTTAGCTGCCGTATGTTCTTATTGGCTTGGTGAAAAAGAAAAGGCCGTTGAATATGCTGAGAAGGCGGTAGAGCTAGACCCGACAAATGAACGATTAAAGAGTAACCTAGAACTCTGTAGGAAGGACATCGCTTAATGAGAGGCCATACTCCTGGCGGTCGCTTTGACGCTGACTTTGAAACCACCGACCTGTTAAAGGGTGTGGACCATGACCTTAAGTACCCAGTTGGTACAAAGGCTCTTTGGTATGTTTGGAATCCAACAGCAACAGTTGTTGACCCTATCTATGATACTGGTCAAGATATCAGCGCTAATCTTGGCGGTAAGAGGTGGCTAGGACCATATGAACTTCCAGTAGTTCGTGCAGTTATTACTCAAGGCCAAGCAAAGACTTCCGCTGTTGGTTACTACAACGCTGATGAGCTTCACCTAACTCTAAACATTGAAGATGTAGAGAAGATAGCTCCTGGGGTTATAGCAAACCCAGATAGGCAAAACAGAGGCCGCATCGTTTGGAAGAACCAGGTCTATAGACCATACGGCGTTCAAGAGCGCGGCATTATTGCTGAAAGATTTACCCTCTTGGTTGTAGAATGTATACAGGTCATGCCAGAAGAAATGGTCAATGACCCGCAGTTCCAAGCGTACGCTAACTAGGAGGCTATATGGCCGTTGTTCACGAATCTTTTACTGTAGGAACCAGTCCCGTCTTACTTGCAACAATTCACCACAAGAACCCAGAAACAACTGTTCAAATTGTTAATGATGACAACAATAGCATCTATATTGGTGACGCCACTGTTGCAACTAGTGGGGCAGACAAAGGCCTTACAGTAAAGAAGGACTCCGTGTACAGCATCAAATTAAATGCGGGCGACAAACTTTATGGTGTTGCTGCAACTTCTACAACCGCAAATTCTGTATCCGTTCTCTACTCAAGTGTGTTTTAATTAAATGACAAAAAAAGATAAACCAGCCAAACTTATTGCGGGTGGGGCCCCTCACGTTGTCTACAAGAAAGACAAAAAAGTGATTGTTGACCACCTAGGCAAAAAAAGTGGCAAGTACGATAAGATTAACCTAACCCAAAAGGGTGGAGCCAAGACCGTTAAACAAGGCGTCAAGGCAGTAAAGAATTGGCATTCAAAGAATGCCCATCGTAGTCAGGGCAGATAATGGCAAAAAAAGAGAAGCCAGTTTGGGAGAAAAAGGACCCAACCCCAGGCAAATCCAGTAAACTATCTAAGAAGCAGAAAGCTTCTGCAAAGGCTAAGGCGAAGGCAGCAGGCCGCCCTTATCCTAACCTCGTCGACAATATGGCTGCTGCAAGAAAGAAGAAAAAGTAATGTGCGCAACCTGTGGATGCATGGGCTCAAAGAAGTCCGCTAAGAAGGCAGCAGCTCCAAAGAAGGCAGCTAAGAAGGCAGCCGCTAAGAAGATGCCAGCTTTCCTTAAGAAGGCAGATAAGAAAAAGTAACCATGGCTAAAACTCCCTCATTTATGAAGGGCAAATATACAAAGTCTAAAGACGAGAAAATGGATGCTCGTCTTATGCGTAAGGCTGGAATCACCGATAAGGATGATAAGGCAGACTTTGAAAAGATGGACAAAGCCCATGGCAAAAAGAAGAAACCTAAGACCATTGCCGAAGATAAAAAGATTGACCTAAAGATTATTGGCAAGGTTAAGAAGAAAGAAAAGGCTGAAGAAAAGGCCGAAAAAAAGAAAAAGAAGTAAACCGCTTAGGGGCCCAAACGGGCCCCTTTGCTTTATCCTAGTTAGTGAGCCCATGCGGGGCTCAAAGCACCACCCCCTGCGTATTACTCTGCGACTCCTACAGGAGAACCATGCCTGAAGATAAGAAGATAAGTAAAGCTTCCGATGTGGAATTCATCGAGGCTTTATCCGAAGCCAATAAAGGCTCGGGCGTGGGCGTGTGGAAAGCACTTGTAGCAGGAGCAGTAGCGCGAGGGATTATTAACGGTGTTACCAAGCAGCGTCGTAAATAATTTTAATTCTAAACTGTCAACAGCCTCTAGCTCGTTGACCGATGAACTTCGTCGTCAAGCTCTTCAACGCGGGTGGCCTTCTGAAATTGTAAATGCCCTTGCAGTCTCTAATAACGGCGGAGTATTTACAGTTACATACCCAGACCATCTTCGTCAAAAAATAGAGAGCCTTGAATACGGCGATGGTCCTAATCCACCATCACCAGTTATGCGCTCTTTTGGCTATAGGGCTGATAAAACTGCAAGCCGTATTTATGAGTCAACTCATGAATCCTTAATAGAAGCGAACAGGATTTAATATGGGTAATCCATTTATCATTGCAGAAGACCTAGCCTTAAAAACTTTGCTACAGGGGATGACCGTGTCTGATGAGAAAAATGCTAGTCGTCAGGTGAAGGTGTGGTTTGGTTATCCAGACGTAGAGGTCAGGACCCAAGAGTTCCCATTTGTCACTATTGATTTGATTGACATGATTCCAGCAAACGAGAGGCAAACCTCTGGAATGCTTACAGACAATGATTACCGCGGAACTATTGCTCCAATATCTGGTAGGACATACTCCTACGAGATACCAGTAGCTTTTGATTTGGTGTATCAAATTACAACCTACGCGAGAAACCCTCGCCATGATAGGGCCATTATTCATCAGCTAACCACTAAGTTTCCATCAAAGTACGGCGGCTTGTTAGTGCCTAATGAACTAGGTACTGAAACATCAAGACGACATATGTTCCTTGATGGGTTTGCAAAAAGAGATGCAGTTGAAAGTGAAACTGGAAACCGCAGACTTTTGCGCAATATCTATACAGTAAGAATTGTTAGCGAACTTACTCCGCTTTCTGCAAAGATTGCAACTAAGCGAGTTGAGGAAGTTAACATTAACACTAACCCAGTGTCCGTACCACAAGCCGTAATCCCTGCAGGACTAACAAAACTTTAATACACGGTCACCAAAGTCTATCTAAAGGAGATATAACAAATGGCAGTACTACGACCAGGGGTCTACGTCGAAGAGACGCTCAACCCTGTTGCACCTGTAGTTGGGCCAAACTCAGACTCTATTGGTGCCTTCATTGGTACTAATGACAGAGGACCAGTTTTGACTCCAACTCTTGTAACCTCTTGGAGCCAGTATGTAACAACATTTGGTTCTTGGAACACCACAGCAAATAACGACCTTCCGTTAGCTGTATACATGTTCTTTTCAAATGGTGGAAGTCAATGCTACGTAACACGCATAGCAAACGGAGCAACAACAGCAACCCGTTCTTTTGCAGACCGTGCAGCTACCCCATCAGCAACTCTTCAAGCTCAGGCTAAGAACCCTGGTGCTTGGGGTAACAATATTAATCTTTCTGTTGTCAACTCAGTAACCTCAGGCCTATTTGACCTGCTTGTTTACTACAACGGCAACACTGATGCAAACCTAGTTGAGCGTCATAATGATTTATCAATGACAGCTTCAAACGCACGTTATGCACCAACAGTTGTAAATGCAGGGTCAAACTACATTACGTTGACTGACCTTAACTCTGGCAACACAGGTGCTACCCGCAACCCAGCAGTTGTATCTAATCAGACTCTAGCTTCTGGAGGAGCTGGAAGTGCTGTCGGAAACACAGACTATGCAAATGGTTTGTTAAGTTTTGATACTGTTAAACAGTCTTTGGTTCTTAACATTCCAGGAAACTCAACTGTTCCAGTTATCAACGCAGCAATTGGGTATGCAAACAGCAGACAAGATGTGTTTGTAGTTATTGACGGAGTATACGATGTTGTTTCTACACAGCTTGCTCTTGCTTCACAATACACATCTAACTCTTTAGCTGCAGTTTATTATCCAAACTTATTAATCTCTGACCCAACAGCCGCTGTTGGTTCAGGCTCAGGTCGCACCGTAGCCGTTGGCTCTGGCGCTGCAGTAGTAGGTTTAATGACAGCAACAGATGCTTCTCGTGGAGTATTTAAAGCACCAGCAGGTCTACAGGCTCGTCTAGCTGGAGTTGTATCTGCTGTAACTTTAACAAACGCAGAACTTGATAGTCTAAACTCAGCGGCCGCACCAGTTAACGCAATTAAGTTTGTACCTGGTTCTGGCTTTGTTGTAATGGGCTCTCGTACATTGAAGCCTGGCTATGTTGATAAGTACGTACCAGTACGTCGTACTCTTATTTATCTACGTAAGGCTCTTACAGACCTTACAGAATTTGCCATCTTTGAACCAAACGATGAAGCACTATGGCGTCGTATTGAAGCAGGAATTAGTACTTTCCTAACAGACTTCTGGAGCAAGGGCGGCCTACGAGGAGCAACTCCTCAAGCAGCATTCTTTGTCAAGGTTGATGCAGAAAACAACCCGCAAAGTTCAATTGATAATGGATATGTAAACATCGAAGTCGGTGTTGCATTACAGCGTCCAGCTGAATTCGTTATCATTAAAATCGGTCAGTTTGACGGTGGAACCACCGTTACTGTGGCGTAAAGGAGATAACCACAAATGGCTAGCAGCATAATCAACCGCCACTCAACCTTGGCAACAGACCCG